GAATCATCGCAGTCTTCGGCTCATCAGCATTAGCAGCCGTAGCAGGTGGCGCAATCTTCGGCGTAGAACTCTGGAAATCAGCAGCCATCGCAGGCTTTATGGCCGCAGGAAAAGTAACCGAAGCGTTACTTCGTGCCTGGTCAGAAGATGGCACTCTTACGAAAGAAGAAGTTGCAGCCGCCTTCGGTAAGAAGGGCTAGTAGATACGCCGTCATCACGGCGTTCATATCGTTGTTTCTATGGTCGGGTTCTGTTCAAGCGCAGAACCCAATCATCACAGAACCAACAGACATTTGGTTTGACTATTCAGAACCAACACAATTCGTAGCGCAAACCTATATGGTTGAAGGCTACCCATCTGACCCGATGCTGTGGCTATACAACGAACAAGGCGTACAACTCGCAGCGAATGATGACTCGTATGGCCTACAGTCATACATCTCTATATCTGTTCCGGCTGGTCGTTATCGACTAAGAGCTGGTATCTGCTGTGGCGACCCTAACGCGTGGCGCACAGGTGGAGGCTGGAATTTACAGTACGAACTGGGTTTCAACGGTGTCGGCTCTATGCAGACAACTACCACAGAAGAATCGACAACCACAACATCCACGTCAACAACGTCAACAACAACCACCACATCCACATCTACAACAACATCCACCACAACGACAACAACCACAACAACGATAGCCCCGACAACCACAAGCACAACTTCCACAACTGTTGCGCCGACCACCACGACTTCAACTGCCACCACCACAACTGTCGTTCAACCCACCACGTCAACTTCAACTTCAACCACCACATCATCTACCTCCACTACTATTCCGGTTACTACAACAACAGAAAACCCTACAACAACCACAACAATTCCCGTAGAGATACCCCCTGTCATTACTGAGGAGCAGGCTGTTGAGTTGGCAACCAGCCCTGAAGTGTTGGCCACCATCACCCCAGAAGAAGCAACCCAAGTGTTCGAAGCATTGAACGTAGATGACCTGTCAGATGCCCAGATTGAAGCACTGGTAGAAGCAGTACAAGAAGCACCCCAAGAAGTCAGAGAAGCCTTCGAAGAAGAAATCAACATCTTCGGTGGAGCCGTAGATACCTACATCCCTGTCGGGTCAACCATCCCTGTATCCCAACGCCGAGCCTTGATTGCCATAGCAGGAATGACAGCCGTAGCAGCCGTAGCCTCCAGACGGAAATGATAAAGTAACCCCTATGCAAAAATACTTTGGTGCTATCACGTCATTGCTTTTATGGGCTGCCGGAACAGGGCTAGTCCTTATCACGCTGTCTGGTGATGCCCTCAGTAAAGCAATGTTTATCAGCGTTGCTGCTTTGCTTATCAACATTATCGCTATCGCATTAGGAGTTGGAGTAGACGAGTAGATATGACAGTGCCTCTAGCAAGGGAGAAAGGGGTAACGACCTTGCTAAAGGCAACAGCACTCTACCATCTGCTTTGACTATTGGTGTCATCAACAGGAAAAAATATGCCAAGAAAATACAGTTACTACCCAAGTTTTGATGGCAAGAAGGCACAGCCTGGTACTGAGAAGCTCGCTGATTTGTGTAAGCGCAGATGGAAAACCAAGAACATTGGCATCTACTCCCTTCGACTGATGAAAAATGATAAGACTGCCGGTAAGAAAATTGGCGACCCTGGTATGGAAAAGTACCTATCAGTTCACGCAACTGGGGCGGCCTTAGACTGCCAATATTCTGACGAAAAAGTTGCTCGTGAAATGTGGGATTGGTTGCTGAAGTATTCTGAGGAACTAGAAATTGAAGAAATCCATTGGTACGCCTTTGGTGACTATGGTGCCGGATACAGGTGTAGTCGTGGTCCAGGGAAATCAGGGGTCAAAATTTTCACTAAGGATGATAATGCTGGTTCGTATCAAGGGTCACCTTCCTGGTTGCACATAGAAATTTCTCCTGCTATGGCCAAAGATGCCGCCAAGTTTGAAGCTGCCTGGCGAGCCTTACCTAAGCCTGAATGAAACGTGCAGTAATGTTTGCTCTTGCCTTGTTCGGTTTTATTGGTGCTAGTTGTATAGCAATCTTGTTGTCTATGTGGATTGAAGCTGTCAAGATTAGTAACAGGAAAAGTCAATGACTGTTGCCCAATGGATTATCACGGTTGGCGCAACCATCGGTGCGCTCGGAATCATCTACCGAAGTCTCATACTTCCGGTGTTCAAATGGGCGCAACGCCTAGAAAAAACAATGACATTCGTAGAACAACAAATGCTTCCCAACGGTGGTTCATCCCTACGTGATTCGGTCAACAGAATTGAATCACGTTTAACTCTTGTAGAGGAACATATAACACTTCCACGATGATAATGTGACAAGTCCTATGACACTCACAGACCTGCTTCTCATCCGTAATTTCCTTTCAAAAGTAGTAGTTCGAGGCATTGAAGAAGACCAACTTCTGCATCTCGTGGCACGAATAGATGCCTTACTTGAACAGCCTCGCCAGGTGTCAGCCGCCTAGTAATATCAGGATATGGTCGCAATCAAAAACCTGTATACCTGTCCTAACTGTGGAGAAGTATGGCCTATCAGCCAAGGCAAATGGTGCCACGATTGTCGCGTAGAAGGAGAACCCCTTGACGAACGAACAGACAACTGAACTTGAACCACCCCCATACCCAGTAGCTCTTGTCTACTGGGCTGACGCTTGTGGAGGCGACCCAGGTTGGCTAACCCTTGACGACGTAGATGATGACGGCGAAACACTTGTCCAATCAGTAGGGTTCCTAGTACCCACAGGCGATGCCGGAGCGAAGAAAGACCACATCACTCTGCTCCAAACCTTCCACGAAGGTGACGGCATAAACCTGTTTTATATACCTGTCGGAATGATGCGTAAAATAATCTTGCTGAACAGTTGACAATGACACACCTTGCGTGTACTCTGACCAATAGTTAAACAACAAGAAAGGGGAAACGCAATGGGATACCAGCGTTACCGAATACCAAAAGAACCACACGGCTCACAAGCTTGGCTCAACCAAAGATATATGGATGAGAAAGGCAACCGTAGAATCTCGGCCTCAGCAGCAGGAGCAATCTACGGAGTCCATCCGTTTGTAAAACAAGACCAGTACGCCGCAGAACTACTGTCTGGTGTAGCACCAACTCCTATCCAGCCGAACGCTGCAATGGAAACAGGCAACCGTCTTGAAGACACCATCATTCAATGGGCAGGCGACAGACTCGGTGTGAAGTTTGAAACACCAGACGAACTGTTTTGCTATGACGACGACAATGGTTGCCATCTCATCTCAACACTTGACGGTTGGAACGAAGAAACCAAACACGTTCTTGAAGTGAAAACAACAAGCCGTGAATTCTCAGGCACACTCCCTGACTATTGGCGTGTCCAAGGATTACAACAAGCCATCTGTTCCGGTGCAGAACGAGTCACGTGGGCCGTGTTTGACAACACACTACGCCTCACACTCATCGAACAAAGCCTGACCGATGATGAAATGGCTGAACATATCGAGGCATCAGCGAAATGGTTGAACGCCATTGAACTAGGTATGGACCCAGAAGGAGTTGTTTACAGTTACGAAACAATCACAACTCGCTACCAACAAACAGAATCATCAGCGATTGAAATACCTGAAACAGCAGCCGATTTGATTGCTCGATTGAAGCACGTCAAATCAGAACTGGCATCATACAAAGCGTTAGAAGACCAGTTGAAAGCAGAACTGTGCGACCTCATCGGGCCTAACGAAACAGCCACCATCAACGGTGATGTCGTAGCTACCTGGAAGGGATACAAGCGTGACTGGTTTGATTCCAAACGCTTCCAAGCAGAAAACCCTGACACATACGCACAGTACGTTAAGGCTTCATCAAGCAGAACATTGCGTCTAAAAGGAGAATGACAATGGAATACACAACAGACATCAACAAAATAACAAGCATCCAAAATCTCAAATACAACACACCGAGAAAGGTAATACCAGTGGAAACACAAAACAAAGAAAAAGAATTACGCAAAGTAATGACAGACTTTGCTGTACCAGACCCAAAGATTGTTGGCAAACTACCCAAAGGTGGAATCCAACTTGACTTCGTAGGACACGCAGACATTACGCGCATTCTTATTGAAGTAGACCCTTACTGGTCGTGGGAACCTTGCGGCTGGAACAATGGCCGCCCTGCAATCCACGTAGAAAACGGCATCGCAACAATGTGGGGATGGCTTACTATCCACGGCAAAGAAATGCTCGGTGTCGGCTCAGTCAAAGCAGACAAGATGGAACTTGACAAAGAACTTGTTGGTGACTTCCTTCGTAACGCCTCGATGCGTTTCGGTATCGCCCTGTCGCTGTGGACTAAGCAGGAATGGGAAGACCTGGGTGGTAAACCAGCACCCCAAAAGCAAACAGGT